AGAAAGGCGGACTTCATTTAATGTTAGAAGCTAATGTGTATGATAACTTTAATCCTAACTATTATAATATATCTGATTTTAATCTTCCTAACGGCAAAAAGGACAAAAGAGGGCTACCAATACCAAAGGCAAGATGCCAAGTTATTAACTATGAATTGTGGGAAACAGGCTACCTCTACACTTCATCAGCTACTTTGACCGTTTCGGTAGAAGTTGGCGATATTGTTCAAATTCTTTTTCCTGAAGTTGTTCCAATTGAGGAAACTCTAGGTAAAAAAAGAAACTTAAACTTAGATGTGGTTTATCTTGTAACAAGTGTAGATGAAAGCAATACAGCTACATTAAAGAACTATTTTTGGGCAATGATTGAAAGCCTAGATGTTCCGAACGCAATAACTAAAACGACAAACTCTGCTATCATTGACTATCTAATTGACCCTAATAAAAATAATTTAATGAGCTATGGTTATTTCTTCAATTCAAGTATCTTTGCTGGAAAGGCTACAATCAACCGTAAAGCAGAAACTTCATCAGCCCACGACGTAGCTAAACGGATATTTTCCAAGGTTCAATTTCAACCAACTACAACAATTCAACACGCTTCATCTGAAGCAGACCCTAGAAACTTGTTATTCATTAACTTCGCTTCAAGGAGCTGGAATAGAAATAGAATAACGACAAGGGTAGATATTAAACAAAGGGTAGCAATGGACACGGAAATAATAGTAGAACGTTCAGCTTATAATTTTGCTGTTGTGTTCGTTAAAAGCTCAAATACAGATGACTATAAAGACCCTCCTAAAATGTATACAGCCAAAAACAACGGCGATGTCATTGATTATAGCACTTATCATGGAGACGGAACAGACTTGCCAGATGTAAGGACAGCAAAAACATTGTTTTATGATAGAGATGACCACGGAAACCCTCCAGACATATCTACTATTAAAGCAGAAATTTCACCCTCTACTATCGTCACAAGGTTAATATTTAATCAAAACGAACTTTTGCCTTTGTATGTTAATGACTTAGTAGATATATGGTACGAAGGTAAACTGTATTCAGGTTACATAGCAGATAGAGTTAAAACAGAGTTCAGTGATAGACTTATTTTTGTAGAAAGTGGAGACAAACCGAATGTTATATGAGTATGTAGCCACTTATGGCGACAAATATAGAATAGATAGCTTTAAAGGGTATAGAGAGCTTCGTAAAGACCACTTAGAACTATTGTCAGGTAAAGTATACTATAATAGCGAAAACACGCTTAGAATTGAAACTACACTCTTGTATGAAGTTGGTCAATTTGTGTCAATTGGCGGTTATCCGTATGGCGGTAGAAAATTTAGATTATTAGAACTTTCAATTACTGATAACCCAGTTTTAGATAAAGCGAAGATAATTTCAAGAAAGGTAAAAAATGACAATTAAAAACTGTACATTCTTTAGTCCAAATGGTACAGAGTTTCCAGTAGGTTCAGATAATGACGCTAAACTCTACATGATGTTATCAGGAATGGACTACACAACGTTCAGACGTACCGACTGGAGTTCTCCTGTTAATACAGCCTTAAACGTTCAATATGTTAATACTTCTTTCGTTGTGGCTGGTCGTTACTTTGAATTGATTAATGAGACCGTAGCCCTTAAGGCTGACTCGTTAAACTATATTCACATTAATATCGATTTGACGAAAACGACAGAACCGGTTAGCGTATCTTGCGAAACAGCAGATAACAGTAATACAATTGACTTGAACAATGCTTCTGGGGTTTATAAACGTGTCGTAGACATCATTACAACTAATGGTCTAGGAGTGACGAACCGTGTAACGCCTACTCAAAAAACAACCGTAGGAGATTTAACTTCTAACAGTCTTAGAACAGGCGATTTAGAATTTACTGGAAACTTAAAAACTCCAGCAAAAAGAATTCTTTTTTCTGGTGCTTCGTTGTTACTTGACGGAGATGTTGTCAATGTTTCTAAAAATATATCAGACTGCGCTAATGGTTGGATTCTTCACTTCACAGAGTTTAAATCACGTATGAACGGAAATACAAAAAACTCACTTAATCAGTGGTTCTTTATTCCTAAAGAATCAGTACAGTTAGCTGATGTAGGGCATTCTTTTGCTCTTGCTAATTCCACTGGCGGTATTGCAACTAAATTTGCATATTTGCAAGGTAATCAAATCACAGGTCATGGGGTAAACAATAACACATCTTCAAAACAATTCGCACTACAGCACGTATTGGAATATTGATAAATATAATTTAGAAAGCAAACCAAAATGGTAACTAGAATGATTTTAATAACTATCTTAATTTTGGCGATTTTATTCGCTACGTGGGTCAAAGATAGAGAAGAGATGAACCCACCTTTCAAACGTAGACTTGTGATTGATTTGACGGTAGTCTTCGCGCTATGGATTTTATATGCAGTCTTTTACTTTACACAAACACCCTCAACTTCTGATATCGCTAAAACAGTGATTAACTTAGGCTTGTTGTACTTCGTAGGACAATTTATTTATTTAATCGCAAAAATTAGCCCTATGTTTGACGGTTTGGTTAAACTTATTAAAAAGAATGGTGTAAATATTCCTGAAGCGGAAGAAGAACAAACGGAGGATAAAAAAGAATGAATATAACTAACGCTGGTGTACGTGGTTATAA